AACTATGTACGATGAAATCGTTGCAGCTTTAACTGGCACGGCAGCTTGTCGCTTTGCTTATACGCTTAGAACATTTGCCGAGCAAGATGCATTATTTGCACAAGGCAGAACGAAGCCGGGTGCTATTGTTACTAAGGCTAAAGGCGGTCAGTCATATCATAATTACGGGTTAGCTATTGATATTGTTTTGTTAGTTGATAAGGATAAGAATGGCACTTTTGAAACTGCAAGTTGGGACTTAAAGACTGACTTTGATGGCGATGGCAAGAGTGATTGGCAAGAGATTGTAGCTATTTTTAAAAGATATGGCTACGAGTGGGGTGGCGATTGGAAGTTTAATGATGCGCCACACTTTCAAAAAACACTTGGCAAGTCTATTGCAGAATTACAAGCATTACATAAAGCAGGTAAAGTTGACAAGAATGGCTTTGTATTAATCTAAGCTTTAAAGCAAACGGCCCTCAAAGAAAACAAATCTTGAGAGCCGTTAAGAATAATAGTGGGGGAACTATTTACTTATAGTGTGTAGGATCGTGGCGTGATTCCTTTTTAAATGCCTTGCAATTTCAGTAGGTGAGTAACCTTCAAAGTATGCTTGCTTTATATAAGCATCGCGCGTGTCAACAATCTCTTGCAGTCTGCGTGCTTGTGCAACATATTCAAATGTGATGTTATTTTCCTCGCAGTATTTTGTACTCCATTCTACTAGAGGTGTTTTAGGTCTTGGCTTACGCTTGACAAATTTTTCTACATGTATGATTTTTTCTACTACTACTGGTTGCAATCTAGGCTCAAGCATTGCCTCAATCCTTTTTAATGCATGATCATTGCAACCAGTGTATAGCTTAATGTAATTAAGAATTTCCTTCATTGTTGATTTTTACCTCGTTAAACAATCCAAGCAATTCGCTTGCTCCTACCCAGCTTTTAAAAGCGTTAAAACTATCCTCGTCATTTTGTAAAAGGTGTGTAACCTTGCCTACCAGATCAATTTTTTCTATGATCGTAAGGTCTTGCCATTGTTGGTGATTTGCCATGGTTAAAAGTTTTTAATTTTTGATATAAGCGTTGCGGTTAAATACAACGTAATTGCTAAAGGAACTGATATGATCATAAAAAATGTCAGTTCATACAAAAAAATTAAATGCGATCTCATAAGTTTTGCATTATAGCGGTTACTAAAAAAGCTACGCATACAATGATAAATGCATACATTGGCTTGATTGATTCTTGAGCATAGCGCTCGTTTGCTTTTTGTTGAGGACTTTTTAACTTGTTCATGTTATTGGTTTTGATTATGAAATCAAAGCTAAAACAAACAATTGGAATAAAAAAATATTTTTAATATATTTTTTTAAAGTGGCTTAAAGTAAAGTCTTTTTTATTCTGCACCATGCCAAAAATGCGCTCTTCAATGCCGCCACTGGTGAATATCCAGTACACATGCGAAGCGCTTTTTCTGTCTTTTGTCTGCATTCTGGCTCTTGATTGCCAATAACTTACGGCGCTAAAGTCAATATTATACATGACAAGCGCTTCTGCACTGCTTAGATTTATGCCCTCACGGCCCGACTGGATCTGGGAAATAAAGACTGCGTCACCATCTGCCTCATTAAAGACCATTGGATCCTCTATTATGCGGCCAGCAAAGGTGTATCTTAACTGCATGCCCTCTGCTATGTACTTGTAAAAAATGGCTATCTTTTGGCCTTTAAATCGCTCTTTTATGAATGTAGCTTTTGTGTCATCAAAGATCACCGCATTGCCATCCTCTGTCTTGACTGATCCGCTACAAACTTGATGAATCTTTTGCATCTCTTTGACCGCCGTATCTGCAAGCACTACTTGTCCATCTTTAGTCTTGAACAATTTATCTTTTTTAATCTTATCAACTGCCCACTTAACCTTATCACTCATCTTTACATATAAGATCGTCTCTTGTACTAAAGACTTAAATCCAGCCTCTTCTTGCGTATAAGTCAACATCAAATGTTGGATGTCCGACTGGATGCGTTCTTGTTTGACTTTACTATAATCTGCTAATTCTCTGTTATAAACATATTTCTTGGCCGGTATGCCATACTCTTTGTGCCATGCATAAAAGTTTTTAAAGTCTTTAAATGGACTAAAACTACTCACCCAGAATTGATGATAAAACTGCGCATAAGTCTCTGGACTAGGTGTGCCGCTTAAATATATGATCGGCTTGCCTATGCATAAAATCATTAATGCTTTAGTTCGCTCCGATGGTTGAGGGTATTGGCCCAGTGCATGCGCCTCATCTATAATGATAAAATCATAATTCTGTACGCATTTATGTACGCTTTCGTAATTAATTACAAGTAAATCATATAAACAATTGGACTGCTTAAAGTCATCCTCTATGCTTGAGATCGCTTTCTTTTTAGTTACAAACAATACTTTCTTTGCACCATATAAGCTAGCAATGTGCAAGCTGGTGATCGTCTTACCAGTGCGCACTTGCATCGCCAAATAAACAAGCTTAAATTCTTTTAAGATGTCAATTGCTTGCTCGGCAATATCTACTTGATAGTCTCTTAATTGCATGGTATTGTTTTAAAAGATAAGGCCGGCAATTCCCGTAATTACTATCATGATATTTATGAGTGTTATTTTTGCCGGCCTTTTGCCTAATCATATTTAATTGGTCAAAGGCAATCCAATTCTATATTAAGCCGTCTTGTAGCGGCTCATCTTCTTTTTGATCCACGCGTCTGTAACCCTCTTTCCAAAGAATGCGTGTAAGCATCACAGAATTTTTGACGATGGTAGCCTCGCTGCTTCTAGGATTTTGGCAGTGCATGACCTCATGTATTAAAATTTCTAACAATTTTTTCCCCTTAAGGCGCTCGTCTATTTCTATTACACCATCGCTACTGGCTAGGCCATGTGCTTGCTCTCTGCCAAGTTTGCGATATATGATTTTGATCTTAAGCATCTTTTTTTAATTCTATTTCATCCAGACGATCTATTTGATCACTAGGAGTAAATATAATTTGACCGCCGCGTACCTTAGCAAGATAGCGTCTTATTTCTTGCTCAATGCCATGCACCTCTGCCAGCTTATTAGTAAGCCATGTCTCTTGCTCGGATAGTTTCATTTTGTTAAATAACTTTGGTAGTCTCATACTCTAGCTGGATTAATAAATCAATGTAATGTTTTGCTTTTTTTAAATCTTCTATGCCATTTTTGTTGCGATGCCTTATCACATACTTGATAATGTTGCCCTCAATAAAAGGTATATTGTTAGCATGTATAAATTCTGTTGGTTGAATTTTGCAATCCTTATAATGATTGCCGCCTACTTGTCCGTCTTTCGGTGAAATTTCCCACATGTCTTGCATTTATAAATTATTTTAATTGTGCCGCTTGCTAAAATTTGTCTGCTATGTTTTTGTATATCATCCGATCCACACTCTGGGCAAGTGCCTTTATACTCACCAAAGATAACACCAAAGTGCGTTTTAGCATCTATGTGATTATTTAAAAGCTTATGTACTTTCTCAAGCAACACAACATCCATCTTGCAATACCTTACCATCTTAGCCAGTGCGACCTTATCATTTTTTAACGCGATGTCTTTCCACAAATCAAATTCAGTCTTAATCTTTTGTCCGATCCCTAGATACTGCGCAATGTAGTTTAGCTTGTTGCTATTAAATTTGAATTTGCTCCTAGCTACTTTTAAAGTATCAATCGTTGTGTACTTTGGAAACATGTCAATGCCGTGAAACAAACATCTAGTGCGCACCCATGCAAGATCAAACTTGTCACCATTGTGTCCAATGATCTCATCTGCCGTGTTAAGTACTTTAATAAAATCATTCAGCATCTTTTTATCATTCTGCTTGCTATCCCAAGTCAAAGCATGTGTCTCTTTCTCATCCTCCCACTTATAGCAGATGCAAATAATTGCACGCTCTTTGATAATATTTTGTGGCCCGATGTTAAGTTTAAAGCCACTCTGCCAAAAGAAACCGATGTTTGCACTGGTTTCAATGTCAAAGTATAATCGTTTTCTTTTGGTAGTCATGGCGTAAAGTTATTACTTTTTGTGAGAAAGTTGATAACTAAATTCTTTTGGCCTATCATTCTCATGCTCTGCGTGCCACAATTGCTGGACGGCTTGGAATAATGACCACTGCTTTGAAGTGTCCATCTCAGTCACCATCTGCCATCCTTTGCCTTGTATGGCATCGCCTTTGCCGGCAGTCCTAGTCTTAGCATTTAGCCATAAGATAGCCACGCCATCAATCCTAGGCATGACCTCAGTGTGATCCAATGCTGCATTATACAATTCGCGATATGCTGCAAGCTGCAACCAGTAGCTATTGTAAATGCCATTACTTGTCTTGATGTCTAGCACATAAGTCTTGCCATCAATAGTGCATACACGATCAATAGTGCCAGCAAAGCCTAGGCCACTGCTGATAAATGTTTGCTCAACTAAATGATGCTTTGGCTTATGGTTAACGCTAAACTCAACATAACGCTCAAACATGGCCCACTCTTCAAGTGAGTACTTAGGCTTGCCATATTCGTCAAGTAAGGTACACTCATTGCCATAGTCATAGTCCTCTGTCAACTGGTGAACACATGATCCGCGCTTACCGGCCGCGTCTCTTATTTCATCTGCCTTGCTGCCTACCTCTTTCATCCACATGATCAGTTGTGCTGGCTTTGGGTATGCCTCTAGCAAAGTTGTTGCACTAGGGAAATAGTTGCCGTTCTCATCTGTGTAGAATCGGCCGTCTTTAAATGTAAGCTGGTTGCTTGTTTGATTTTTGATTAGCATATAATTTCTTTAATGGTGATCTCATCTGTTTTTTCTCTGCCGCCATTTGCAGCTATTTGCTGGGCCACCTCTTCTGCTTTCTCTAAGGTGTCAAACCCTTGTATGAACTTGCCGTCAATACGAATAAAGTATCGCGTCTCATTGTGTAGCAAGTTTGTTTCGCTAGTTATTTTTACTACTGGCATAAAATATATTTTATTGGTTTAAAAAAGTGCAGCTTTTTGTACGGAAGCTGCAAACCGCTAACCAATAATCACCAACTAAAAAGGCGTTTCATCTTCATCTAAAACAACATTATTATCATTTGCATCTGCAAAAAGCTTGAATGCCATTTGCTCTAAGAATTGCATCATGTCGGAATCATCCCACTGCTCTTTGCCTTTGACCTTGATCTTCACCATTTGTGGCAATCCGTTTGGATTCTCTCTGGTGTAGGCTGGTGCAATTTTTTCGCCATCTTGATACAAAGTTACACCAGTGATGATCTTTGTAGCGTCAAGCTTGTCCTTCATTGCCCATGGCATAAAGCGTACATCTTTAGATGTGTCTAGATTTGGCAATGCTTTTAAAAAGCTTGATGCATAGCGACTGGAATAAGGCAAGCTAACTACATAGCTAGCATCGCCATCCTTAAAATGCAATTGCCACTGCGTGCCATAGTCATTGGTGCGCGTGGTGATGTTCTCTAGCTTTGCAGTAAGATCCTTGAATCTCTCTTCAAACACTAGCTTGCCGGTTTTTGTTAAGCGCTCCGTTGTGCGCTCGGTTGCTTGTTTGTGTTGGCGTACTAAGTTGCCGTCCGCAACACTGAGGTAAGTTGTGTTAACACCTCCTAAATTTGATAAAGCCATAATATAAAATGTAGTTTGTTTTGACTACGAGGACAAAGCTAAGTATTTTATTTTAAATAAAAAACTTTTTTTTTAAATTTATTTTAACTATGTTTGCAGCAAATCAAAACAAATTATGAAACATGCTTCATTATTTAGTGGCATAGGTGGATTTGACTTAGCCGCCGAATGGGCCGGATGGCAAAATGTTTTTCACTGTGAGTGGAATCCATTCGGTCAAAAAGTATTAAAACATCATTTCCCAAATTCAATTAGTTACAATGACATTACAAAAACGGACTTTACAATTCACACAAATGAAATTGACATTCTCACAGGAGGATTCCCTTGTCAACCATACTCAACAGCAGGAAAGCGACTTGGGAAAGCCGATGAAAGACACCTCTTTCCAGAAATGCTTAGATGCATTAAAGAGGTCAAGCCAAGATGGATTATTGGCGAAAATGTTCGTGGACTTGTTAACTGGAATGGGGGGATGGTATTCAACGAGGTGTGCGATGATTTGGAAAGGCAAGGCTATGAAGTCCAATCGTTTCTTATTCCAGCTGCAAGTGTCAACGCACCGCACCAACGATATAGAATTTGGTTTGTTGCCTACTCCAACACTACAAGAGTACACGAACAGCACATTGCCACCGAGTCAAATCAAAAGACAAAATCTAGCCGGATATCTTTTGAGAAAAGGGATTTTAGCGCATTCCCAACTAAACCCTCAATTTGTGGAGGAAATGATGGGATTTCCAGAGAGTTGGACGGAATTACCTTTTCTAAATGGCGCAACGAATCAATCAAAGCATACGGAAACGCAATAGTTCCGCAAGTAGCATACGAAATTTTTAAAACAATAAATCAAATAGAACATGAAAAAAGAAACAAGAGGCCGTAAGCCACTACCCGAAAGAGAAAAAAAGAAACCATTATACATAATGGTGCAGTCAAAATTTATTAAAGAGGTAAAACCAAAACTAAAAGAAATTGAGAGAGAGTATTCTGCAAAGTAAAGTTATCCGACATTTTGAATTGCTCGGCTGGTATGTTGTAAAGATTATCCAGTGCAATAAGAATGGCATGCCCGATCTTATGTTACTAAAAGATGGCAAGACTTTCTTTATAGAATGCAAGGCCGAGAAAGGCAGACTAAGTGAACTGCAAAAGTATCGCCATGAGCAATTACAAGAATTAGGATTTGAAGTGAGAACAATTTATAAAATGCAAGAAATTAACCAATGATAAAAGCAGCCAACTACTATGCAAAGCAAGGATTCT